TGCTCTGGCTGCTGGATTGCTCATGTTGCTTTTACCAGCATCAGGACCAAATCCTTTAAGTTTAACACGGTTGCCTTCCTTGTCGTATTTGCCGGCAGCCATATCAGCACGGGCTTTCTCTCTGCGCTTCTCGTTATCTTCAAAACTTTCTTTCTTCATAGACTTTTTGATAGCTTTGTCACGGGAACCCATGTACTCTGATGTGCTGGTTTCTACTTTGCCGTCGCCGTCATGGTCTTTCTTAGCCATCTTAGCTTCTTCCAAAGCCTCGTCTACAATTTTGAAGAAGACCGCTTTCTTTTCTTCAGGTAAGTCCCTGATATTAGATACTTCAAAGTATTCTAATGTTGCTTCAAACATTTCCTGATAGGTGTCATTCAACTCTAAGACTTCTTCGTCCATCTGTGCTTTCTTTTTCTCTTTTTTAAGTTCAGGTGAAAGAAGTCTGTATTTATCTCGCTTACGAATTGAAAGACGCTTTGCTTTCTTTTCTGCTTTCTCTCTTCCCCTCACTTCCATATCTTCTTCAGCGCCGTCTATGACCCTGACATTCTCATCAATTTCCACGGCTGTCTCCTCCGTTTGGTATCTTGTTCTTTGTGTGTGTAACTTTGCACGATTAAAAACAGTGGTATCTTTCAACATAATATCTGTCATGTTGAACATATACTTGTCTAATACTTTTCTTTCAGTTGGTGACAGTTGCTTACCCATATGCAAACTACTCATTGCTTGCATAAGCATGGGAAGTTTACCCGAAGGTACTATACCCTGTCTAACTAACTGTTCTAATCGTTGTTTTGTTTTGCTTTCCATACTTGTATTTATAACCTATTGCCTCTATAGGAGTATCAAATATGGAAAATTTTAACAACAATCTTGGTTTGTCGCCTGTTTTAACTGAGTGCATGAGAGAGGTATTAAGAAATGCTGCCTTGTAATAATAGTCAAGGCCTTCTATATTTACTGGGGCTGGGTCGTCTGATAGCACAAAGTTCAGTGAACATTGTGTGCCGTTATCAACATGAGGTGGGAGATATGAATGGGGTTCCTGCCAATAGAATCTGGGATTACATTCAATACCAAAATCATCAGCAATCTTTTGTAGATCTGGATGTTCGTACTTTCCTATTTTCCACCAACTAAAGTCAGCGTCAGGAAATCTATCATCAGTATAAAAGGTTGCAGAGGGGTATGCCTCCTCTGCAATTTCTTTCATTCTTTGTATGTCTAAATCATAATCAACAAGTATCAAGGGTGTAGACATTATCTTTTCACTTTAAATTTCTTCGCCTTCTGTGAGGATGCTCTTGCTATTGGCTTTGATGCTTTATACTTCTTAGACTTCTGTGGAGCCTTTCCTCTTCTATTTTTCATGCGTGTAATTTCCATCTTACGCATTTTAGGTAACATTCTTTGTGCAAATCTCTGAATGAGGGGTTGATACATAACGATAAGTCTTTCAAAGCGTGCCTTCTCTGCTGGTGGCATTGATGATTTGTCTCTACCTTTGAGTAGTCGCTTGTATACCATAGAACGAGCACCTCTTGTCGCTCTCTTTTTCAAACGATCAGGTGAGGATCCTCGTCTTAGTGCAATGTTTCTTGCTACTTTAAGTTTCTGTCTATTCTTACGTGCAGCAAATCTACGCTTCAGTCTACCTTGTACTGAAAGGACTTCATCAAGTGTAAAGATATGTTCTACACCTTCCGATGTTGTCACTTTATAATCAGTATCAACTATATCAACGTCTTCAAAATCAAAGTCGTCCCACTCTATAGTAGAATCATATTCATCATCTTCATCATCAAAGAAACCATATTCTTCCATGTCATCATATGTCATGGTTTCTATTTCAGCATACAAGTTTGCTATATCATCTTTTGACAGAGGAACAATGCCAGCCTCAGGTGCTACATCGGCATTGTCCTCTCTATACTTTTTTTTAGTTTCGCCTGCTTCGGTTTCTTCTGCAAATTTTACCGGGGCTTCAATTTTTCTATTCATGCTGCCTCGGTAGTTACAATGTGAGCAACCTCTACCTTCACATGATTTACACTCACTCGTGCTTTCGCCAGGAGTGTTGTCTTTCATGTATTCTGTGCCTTTAGGTAGGCCTCTATCCATGACACCCATAGTAGAATCATATGCCATGCCCTCTGCTAACTTCTTACGCTTGGCACCTAAGTAAGCAGCGACTGCCATCTTTCTACGCTTGGATGCTGATGCACCTTTAAACTGTGGGGCATCTGACTTTTTAAAATCTTTTACGTACTTACCGATACCGTCAGAAGGTGACAGTTTTTCTAACAGAGGACACCCTGTCATTTCAAATTCTTGGGTTATAGACCCGTGAGCTCTTTTTGCTGTGGGCCCGTGTCCAGAATCACGGAATCTGCCACGATAAGCATTTTTCTTTGTACTATACTTATTGCCTATTACTCCGTGTCCCTGTCCAGACAAATATAAGTCTGTCATATGTTTGTGTACTTTATGTACAGAATTATGATTATCAATTTGACGGTGATGGAACTCTGCTTTATCTTTAGTAATTTTTTTCTTAGAAGTTTCTTTCCAATGATGTACTATATTATGTGCGTGTTTTTTAGCAGTTTCTAAATCTTTAGTAGCGTATAATTTGTGGAGATGTCCTGTTGTTATATTATCTTCTTCTTTTATATAATCCTCAGCAGCAAGTTTACGTGCATCAACATTCTTCACATACTTTGCTACGTCATGTGCATGGGACATCTTTGACTTTGAAGGATCCTTCTTCATTTTCTTTTCAAGTTCTTTCGCAGCTATGTTGTAATTAGATTTGTTCAGAGTCTTGGACTTCATAATGGTATCGACAATACCCTCGTCCATTTTCATTTTCTCTAATACTTTTTTCTTCACTTCGGGTGATAGTGCCTTGAAGTGATATAGGTTCTGACTGTCAGCAGTGTGCTTCTCGCCTGTCATCACTTGCCCATCGTGTGCGTGCTGAGGGCCTGACCATTCCTTACCGTCTTTTGTATAGTGTCCTTCAGACTTCCAAGTATGATTCTTGCCTTCTTTCATTGACTTTTCGTGGTCGGCCATTCTTTTCTTTAAATCTTCTCTATCTTTTCTCAGCGATGCAAGTTTTTGATCGGGAGACAATTTGCTCCAATCCCTTTTAACTTGTTCTGATCGCCTACGTGCGACCATCAAACCAAGCGATTCTGATTCGTTAGTTTTCTTCTTCATCTGGTTGCTCTGGTTGTACGTTTACGTTTTCTTCGTAATACAGAATGATAGCACTCTGTGACTCTATAAATCTTCTTAGCTCACCCATGTTAAGAGCTATGTTCTCATAATCAGGAACACTGATTGCAAAGAATACAACAGCGCCATTCTCCTCACCAAATCTTTCTAAGAACTCATCAAGGTTCTCTGTTGTTACAGCATAAAAATCTATATCATATAGTGTGACAGGCTTAGGTCTTGGTTGTAAGGGTATGTTTCTATACGCATACTCTGTTTTTGTCACAACAATAGGTTCAGGAACCACTGGTTCCTTTTTACCAAACAAGCTAAAACTTGTACAGCTACTCAGAAGTAGCAGGATTGGGAGCGCCAGTAAGGCCTTCCATTTCCCTAAATAATCTTTCTGTTGCATTATTTACCCTTGTTTCAATTAAGCCAGGACGTTGTAGTGTAAGTCTTGTCAAATCATGTCTTGCTAACTTACCAGCTAACTCGTCTTGATACGCTTCTGCTTGTACTAACTGTGCCCTAAGTTGGTCATTGGCAGCTGAAAACTGTGCTGCATCTGCCTGTTGTCTTGCAATAGTTTCGTTACTTGTAGCAATAGCTTCTTCCAGCTGTGCTTGGTTGGCTCTTAATGTAGAAATGTTCTGATTCAACTGTGCTATTTGTTCCTGGGAGTTATTGTAATACCAACGCCCCACGAATCCCATGCCAACCATTAAAAGTAACAATACTAAAACAATTTTTCCCATTAGCAGTTCCACCTTCTACGTGCTGCCTTGCCTCTTTCACCTGTCCAACTACGAGACCTTGCACAGAAAGACTTGCGCCTCTTGGCTGCTTTACTGTCAGGCTTTAACTTGCTGGGAGGTGTAGTGACAGCAGTCTGTAGTTTACTACCAGGATTCTGTCTGCGGTATTTCTCAACACCTTTCTTTGTCAGACCAGCGCCTTGGTCAGTAGGTCGCTTATGACCTCCGCCTTGAGTCATGCCTTCCATACCCTTGGCTTCTGTCTGTACAGATTGTGTAGATCGAGGCAAAGGTTTGATACCATATGATGATTTTACAGCAGCACGTTCTTTTTCATTTTCTTGTGCTTTTTTTCTCATCGCCTTAGCAAATTCAAGCCTTTTCTTAGCTTGGTTTATATCACTTTGTTTTATTTCTTGTAATTCTTCCTCTTTGACACAGTTATTCACACGGGTATCACCTTTCATTTTGGTGCCCTTTTTCTTATAACCGTCCCAACACTTAGGGTCGAGTCTTTGTTTTTCTTCGTCCAGCCACTCTTTGAATGTTTGCATTTTCCAACTCGCTTATTCTGTTTTCTAATTCTTCTATTTTTATTGCAAGTTTAGGGTAATGTTTCACCCACTTTGCTTCTTTTTTTGCTATATCTATATCGTATTTATAAGACAAATACTCCATAAAGTTATCCAATTTCTTTTGAAACCAGATACCAGCTTTGGTAGTAGCAAACCACTTACCAAAACTTGAGCCTATGACACCAGTGGCACAGGCTCTAAGTAATGGAACAACAAGAAACCACACTTACAGTTCTTCTCTTGGTACAATAGAGCTGTGTCCAAACAACACAACTGCTTTGTGTGCCAACCACTGTTTCCATGCAGGTACGTGTTCTGAAAGCGTCATTGCTTCTTTGAACACTTTGTCTGCTGCCTGCTTAGCATCTGATACTAAACAAACATCCTGTTGTTCGCCTGTAGCTGCTCGATACTGACGGATACAATAGTATAAGTAATCATGTACAACACCTGCTCGTGCTACGTCAAAGGGTGCAATAAACCACCATATACCACGAGGCACAGAAGCTAAGTCTGTTTTGAACCCCTTAGGTACAGTGATTTTATTGTTCTTATTTAATTTTGCACCGACAAGTTTTAGTGCTTTAGCTTCAGTCTCGCTAAGAACATCAGAATCAAACGCCAACGACAGGTCCAATATCCAAGTTCTCGGAGGTTGAAAGTCGGCGTCTAACAATCTGTTGAATTTAGCCATTTTCTTCTCCAAAATATCTATCTAACATTTCTAATTTATCTTCGTACTCAGCCATAATGCCCAGTTCTTTTTCAATGCTATCCATAATATCAGGGTGTTCTGCTACGCCTACACCGTTACGGAGATAATTCTCTACGTTAATACGGTGTTTCTCAATGTGCGACATAAAGTGCAACCTTGATGCGTTTAAAATATCTTCTCTCATAATCAACTCCTTTCTAAACTTGCTAAATGCTCCAATCTCACCATTAATCTCTCAGCTCTGTTAGTAACTTGTTTGTACCAACGGCTATCTCTTCCTTCTTTTGCTGCTTCCAACCAATCTCGTGTTTCAATAGCAGCGTTAAACTTTTTGAAACCAGAGAGGCGAGGACGCCCCATGTTAAACATCATATTAACCAGGACTTGTTGGACCTCATCTGGGTAGTTTCCAAAGTCCCCTTCTCCGTATAAATGGTTACACTCTCTAATTGCGGTCCCGAGGTCGTCCTCGAAACATTCACGGACTCTTTCTTCACTGACTGCTGTTCCAACTGGTTGTCCGTGTTCTGGGTCACTCTCTTTGATAAGGTGACCGACTCCAAATGTTGGATAACCGAGGTGGTCGAGATAGATGTCATAGCGGACTCCTTCGTCTTCTTTTAATTGTTCGTAAACTGCTTCTCTATTCATTGACAAATCCTCTTACAATGCCTTCAGATAAAAACTTAGCGAACGACATTCTCATACTTGATTCTTTAAGACCCATTCCATTTCGTGTGGCATTAAATAACTTACGGGCATGATGGTCAGAAGCAGACCCATGTAAACCTTCTCTAAATTTATCAAAGTCGTTGTCTCCTGCGTGGCCTCTCATCTTAGTACCGCTCATGCCTGCCACGCCTTCCGCATCAGGGTCTCTTTTGCCCGCTGATTTGATATGCAGGCTGTCAAAGTGATAATCACCGTCTGGTCCGTTATACTTATGTGCAAGTTCTTTCATGTCTTTTACACGATCCGAACCGACAAACATAGTAGCATGCTTGTATCCTTGCTGATGAAACTTTTTTAACTGTGCAAGAAAGTGTGGGTGTTCTTTTGTGGACGCCTCAAAATGTGTGTTGGGGTGAATGTGATTTAAGTATTCTAATTTATGATCCTGATGTAAAGGATTCTTGTGCTTGTCCTGGGAATGACTAACAATAACCTGATGGTCATGTCCATTCTCTTTGGCATGGTTGTGTACAGCGTCAATCAGCTTGCTGTGACCTGTAGTAGGAGGATTCATTCTCCCAAATGTGAATACAATATGATCTTTAGCCATTTAATTTAAATTTCCGGTCTGCTTCTTGTACAATATACTTTGCTAATATATAAGGTGTCTTTTCAAATAAAAAAGGAAACACCGCGTGTATTGTTCCTGTCACTACTATCGCAACAGCAACTAAATTAAACCACATAGCATATCTAAAATGTTCCCAATATCCTGTGCCAACTTCTTTAAGATGCTGCACCTTTCTTCCTCATTTCGCTTGCTGCAAAGTTCATCTTACTAAACTCATGCCTCAACACAAACTTAGAAGGTCTGCCATTGTGATGCACAACATAACCTTCAGGGTTTGTAGGTTCACCATCAAACTCATGCCCATGTAGGTGGTGTGAGTTAAATGCGTCAGTCAATGTATTCTTTGCTTTTTGTAAGTGTCCGTGTACACCTAAAACGTGTGTTAGATGTTCTTTGTTAAGTCCCGCAACGTGTTTCTTGCCTGCGTCTATGTGTCTCTGTTGAGCAACTTCGGTTTTCACACTCGCTGCTTTCTTAGCATAGTCTGCTTTCAAATGATCAACCATACCTTTGTGTGAGGGTGTGCTACCGTCCCGTACAGTTTTGTTTAGATATGCTGCTACTGCTGTAGCCTTCCCATCGTGTTTAATTTCATGTGCTTGTACATGGTCAAACGCTTCTTTAGGTGCCTTCTTATAGGCTTCCATAGCGTTTGCCATGTGTTGTTTGTATTGTTTCTGTTGATCCTGTGTGAATGATACGTGTTCCATTTGATGGAACATAGGAAACTGGTGTACGTGTTCGTGGTCTTTCATTTCAGGTACGTGTGCTTGTCTAACTTTCATATCCTGTAATGTTTTGCCATCGTAAGCTGTGTGTACAGCAACACCTATCTGAGAGTTCGTAGCCTTACGTGCTTCCTCTGAGTTAGGTTTGTGATGATATGTGATAAGCTGTGTCCTATGTGATATTCTGTGACCTTCGTGTTTTAGATCAGCGGGTGTGTGCATAATGTCTGCTTGATAGATACCTTTGTCAGGCATAATCTTAGGCAAGTGTTCTAAGGCAGCGTGCATTTTTTGTTTTAAGCCTGGTGAATGCCCGTAATGGTTTTCTATATCTTCAGGAGTATGTGCTATCTTAGGTTTTTTGTTGAATACACCCTTAGTGCCTACAAAAAACTTACCTGTTTCAGGGTGATGACCGAATATTACCGAGGGGCTACCATCATATTTCATAGTAACCTTAGTGCCGCCTTTCTTACCCATCAGCACATCATGTACACCGTTTAGTGTATGAAAGGCATGAGCGAACCCCTTAGAACCACCGTGGACAGCATGGTCCTCAACGTGTTCAAGGTGTGCCAACTTATCTTCGTCTGTTGCCTCAATGAGGTATTGTTTGAATCTAAACATAACTGTATTTATAATACCTGAGTATAGGAGAAATTTAATTTAGTTTTCACTGTGCCTAACATTTCTGAATATTTTTTATCCTTTAAAGGCACTTTTAAAGTATTTGTGTAATTATTGTATTCTGCTTTTAATAGATTTGCATCTATAATTGTTTCCCGTTTACCTCTTACAAGCGCACAAGATATAGGAGCCAAAGATTTTTGAATGGTAACATCTGACAATCTGTTTAGAAACTCTCGGTCGCCGTAATGCCAACCTGTGAAGGATTCGTCATATCCACCTGCTTCCCAAAACTTATCTTTATGTACAGCAAAAACATTTACGTGTCCTGTAGAATTGTATTTACTGTTAAAAGTAGAATAAGAGGCAAACTTATATAAATGATCTTTTAGAAAAGATACAGTTCTTAGATATCCTATATCATTAGGAGAAAACTGACAATCAATATCTGAAAAGATAACAGTGTCAGAAGAGGCAACAGCTGCAATTAAATTTCTGCAACCATGTGAATTAAAACCAAGATCCTCATTGATTTTGTAGAGCCTAAGGGTAGGTAGTATTTTTAAATCTTTTAAAAGATTTTCAGCAGGAAACTTTGAGGACCCGTCATCTACTACAACAATTTCTATAAGAGAAGGATATTTTTTCCAAATGTCTATTTGTTGTTGTAGTAGTTCAGGATCTTCATAATAAGTAAAACCAAGAGTAAATCTATACTCCGAGGATGCCATCCATTTCCTCTGATACATCAATTTTAGTTACATCTTGTGCAGGAAAATCTATTGTGCCGCCATTGAGAAGTTGGAAATTTTCACCGTGGGTGAGAGAATCATTATTATACAGTTCAAATCCTGCATATGCCTCTCTTACATCATCAGTTATTTTTCCTTCAAGCGAGTGGATGAAACTATTAATACGTTCACCTACTTCTTTCCAAGAAGGTTCTTTGTCAAACCTTGCACAGATATATTCGTTACCGTCGATTCCTCTCCACATTGGAAGGTCAATACTCCCAATATTTTTATAAACTTTAGTGATAGCTACGAGCTTTAATTTCATTATAATACTCCGGACATTTCTCAATTTCTGTTAGACTTACATTGTATTTAGTCGCCAACGCTTTGGCAGTATCCTTCCAGTAAGCCTTGAAAGATGGGTTCAATGTCCTACGTGAAGCAATTACAACCTTAGCAATCTTTCTTCTAATTTCACTATCATTCATATTATTCCAATCCTCAAGATGCAGTTTTAACACTTCTAAGTCCAACGGCATGAATTCTCTCCCGTAGTTCAGTAGTAGAGAAACTATGTTCACGCTTATTGAAATACAGTTCTATACCACGTTGCTTGCAGATGTCTTTGCCTGTGAAGTTTACATTTAGGTATTCCTCACCGACAATACGAACATCTATGTCAAGTGTAAGAAGTAAATCCTCAAGATCCTTTTCAGTCTGATACACCACAATTTGATCTACATACTTCACAGCTTCAAGCTGAATGTAGCGTTCTACAAGCGACTGAATAGGTTTATTCTTGCTTGTAGGCCTGTCAATAGTAGGGTCTGTTTGCAGACCACAAATCAAATAGTCACACTGATTCTTTGCTTCCTTGAGCATTGTAATATGCCCAGCGTGAAGCAAGTCAAAAGTGGAACAGGTAAAACCGACTTTATCCCAATTCTTATCCATTATTTTCTCCCTCGAGGAGTCTTTGTTTTACACAATCCTCAAATGTACTAAACAACTTTTGAAACTTTAGCTTATACAGTGTTTCAAGTCCAAGAAGAACATTCGCAAGTTCATCACTGGCCTCGCCATGAGCATGGTAGACAAGATTAATATCATCTACGACACCCCAGCAATTCATAATTTCCTGCTCAAGGTCAAATCTGTTTTTCATATTCAATCTCCATCCAATTTGTGTCTTCCGGCATTAGTGTAATTTGACCATCAAATTCTTCTTGCTCTTTTAAACTATTATACACTCCACCATTAGCCATTGTCAAGCGATAAGTGTTCTTGTGACAGCAATAGAAACTGCCACTGTATCCATAGAATTCGTAATAGTCACCGTCTTGTTTAACTTCGGTAATACCTGAATTCATACGCCAACTATCACCATCGCGGTATCCCCCACTCCAGCCGGCGAGAACCTTGTAGATAGGAAATGCACCTTTGCCTGGTTTAATTTTTAGGATTACCCAGTTATCTGGTTGGTATATCATTTGCGGTCAAGGTCAAATCTATTTTTCATGGTATCCAACTTCCTCCACTGTAGATTCAAACAATTCCAATGCGTTACGGAGACCGGAAATCAACGCATCAATCTCGTCTCTATGGCATTCGGCAATCTTTCCTTTTATGGTACAGTATTGTACTGTGCGATAAATAATCTCTTCCCAGGACTCTGTAATGTCAACTTGAGGAATATCGGTCTCTCCAACGTATACAAGAGTTTTAAGTCCTGTTGGGTTAAGTTCGGTGTCTACATCAACTCTCAATTTAACATCAGTCATCTATATTGACCTCCATCCCAAAGGCCATTTCACAGGCCCAGTTTGCAATTTCTTCATTGACCATGTCTCGGTATTCCCAATGGTCATGGTCCTCATGTTCAAAGTCAAGACCATCTAAGACTAACCACATCTTCTCAAAGTATTTGTGGTCCTCTTCCTCAACGTCCCAATCATTATTTGCCCAGACTGCACAGCCTGCAAAGTTAATAAACTCATCTATATATGTGAGTTCAATGCGTACCTTAGGGTCAAAGTCCATAAGATGTCGAGCTAAATTTTTTGTAAACGGAAATATGCTACACCAAGCACTGGTGATACTGACAAAATCATTGCCTTCCTCATAGTAATCAACATTGGCCCACTTAGGACCTATGTAATCTTCCATCCAATCCCTTGAAGGATAATCGTCTCCGTCCCACTCAGGTAAGAATCTTGCATTTTGAATAGGTTCTTGCTCTGAGAGTTCTTCAAAGATGCGTGAGAATTCAGTCATGCAAGCATGATTGCCTGTGACCTTTAGGAAGTTATCTACATGATTTGCCATTTGAGTCTCCGAATACATTAATAAGGTGGGCCCGTTAAGGTGGAGCCCATACCTCATTACAAATGATTACTCAAATACTGAGGAACCAGCAACTGAATAAGCAGCTGCAATCATAGCACGGCTGGGAGTACCCAAACGATAAACGGTTGTGCCGTTCTTAGCAGTGTTAGTGTAAATAGCATAACCGTTTGCACGGAGCTCGCTAACACGCTTGCCAAGTGAAGTAACACCGAACAGACCGCTTGCCTGCTTAGCAGACAGTGACTGGCCAGAACGGAGGAAGTTCAGAACCTTCTGGTTCTGGGTGGTGCTTGTAGCTTTAGACATAAATGTCTCCTTTCATCATCAAAGTTAATCCCATTCTTTATGGGAACCAATACGCTCATTGTCGTTATAACCGAGCATATATTCTTTATATTCTACACTATTTTTATCAGTGATGTCAACCTTCTCGGAGGAGTAGGTGGCGCCTACATAGTAATGAGGGTCTTCATCACGCTGATAATAACTATCTGCAGAACCACGGTCATATGGACCGCCATGTTTTTTATCTACCATTACGCAACCTCCTTGGCCCAGCGCTCGGCTGTTTCCAAGTCAGGAGCATACTGCATAAATGCTTTGAGGGTTGCCTCCTCATAGGCTTTTTCGGCCGCAATATCTTGCTCGATCAGGTTAGACCAATAGTCGCAATCTGCCTCGAGTTCGGCAAAGGTCATGCCGCTAATGTCCATACGGAAACGACAACCATTTACGTCCTTAGACGCATCTGAGATGTAGCCGTACAGTTCATCTGCATAGGCCTGTGCTGCTACTTCAGTAGTAGCGTAACGACCGGCATCAACGCCGTCAGCGACAATCTCATAACCCATAAAATCTAACATAATCACAGTCCTCACAACCGTTTTTTCATTCTATAATGCTTATTATACACGAATCTGAGGAAATGTCAAGCATTTTTTTCACTTTTTTTCAATTATTTGGCCTAATGAAATCAACAACTTATGTGCTTATATTACTATCTGTAGGTTCACTTGTCAAGCATTAAAAATGCCTTAATAATCAATGAGTTAGGAAGCCCCTCAAAGGGTCTGTGAGGGGCTGTGTTGAGCAGTCAATTTAGGGTTATCCTACTACTCTTTTTTCTCTAAAGCGCTTTTACCGTAAAATGCGGCGACTATAGCAGCGACTGAAACAAAATAGGTTGGCGCCATATCACCCAAAACGCTTGCTCCTGACTCGAGGCCAAAGAATGTAGAGCCAACTACAGCGAACGGATACAATAACATACCGTAAAGTGCGAACCAGGCCATATTGCGCTGGGCGTCTCGCATTGCATCCTCGTCCTCTAAACGCTTACGCTTGAATTCGAGGTACATTGCTTTTTCTTCGTCATCTACAATACCGTCGCCGTTTACGTCAGCATCGTGGTACTTCTTTTCCTCTGCCATAAGAATCCCCTATATTATATTTGTTATGGGTATCTTTTTATTTATAACATCATTTATTTCGTTTTTTGTAAATTGTCCGTGCGGTTTATTACATGAAGTATTGTACCCCTCACAATAATAACAAGCTTTCATTATTTCTTTGTGCCTCTCACCTTCAACAAAGTCTCTAAGACCTGCCAGTATTTCTTCTTCGTTATCTCCTGTGAAATCAAATCCGTCCTCTTCTGCAAAGTCCCATTCAATGGGTATGCCCATATTATCATACTGTGGGCCTTTGGTGATACATATATTACACTTGTAATATTTGCCATTCATAAAAGAATGACACATATCTTTTAACAAACATGGGTCGTATACTTCTCTCGCTCTTTCGTCTGTATGTTTTTCGTACTTGTCTAAAACAATAAAACTTCCTGTGTCATGCCAAGTATAATCATCTTTAAACTTTTGCATTGACTCAAAAGTGTGTACAGCATCAACATCGGTCACGTTTCTCCAACGCACTCCTGTTTGATTTAACTTGTTTACTATCTTCTCATAATTTATATTATTGTTAGAGTATATTGACAGCGATACCATATCTACTAACTCAAAGAATTCATCTGGCATAGTAGGTATCATCAACCCATTGGTTGCTACATTGCTTTTATATCCTGCCTTGCGTATTTCTTTTAGGTAATCTAATATCTGTGGGTGCATCAAAGGCTCCCCACCAATTAACCTTATGTACGGGGTATCAACATATTTACCTATCATGTTTAAATCTCGTACAAATATCGACAAGTCATCATCACGGTGAGGTTGGAAAGGAGAACCTGAGCTGCAATTTGTACATCTCAGGTTACAGTGCCAAGTAACAATGTGTTCCATATAGGAACGATAGATCTTATTCATTTAAAATTAAAATAGGTTGATGAAAATTACTGTATGCCGGAATTACTTTCATGTTTACCTGTTCTTGTAACCAGTCTAAATTATATGCTGTAATTAAAAAATCACAAAACTTAGGCAATGTTGGGTTACCAGCAAATTCACCGTTTACATAATATCTATAGGTATCTAAAGGTAGGGGGTTGTGCCAAAGAGGATGCAAGGTATCGCCGTAATCAAATTCTCTTTTCATTTTTACAATGTTTAAAAACTCCACATCTACAACAGAAGTAGCAACAACTTTGCCTACCCGTGACATTTCTTTCAGGTCAAAAAGTAAATCCTCGTATGAGGAATGACTATGAACACTGTATGCACAAACAATATCAAAAGAATTGTCCTCAAAAGGAAAGGGAATGTTTTTTTGGCCGTTCGGGTTATATACCGGACTATATCTATCGTACTCAACCCAATTCGCCTCAGGCAATTCTTGTCTTACTTCATCCAAGACAAGTTTATCAACATCTAAACAAGTATAGTCAGACTGTACAATCTCACCAGTTTCTAAACCATCTCGTAATAGATTTCCTGCATTGCCGCCATAGTCTAACACCTTCAAGCCTTTCCAGTTATCTACACCGGTAGCCTTTTTAAAAATGTCAAGCCTCTGGTATCTTGCAAACCTAAAACTTAAATTGTTCATATTCTCCGCCGAACCTTGCTACTGCTGTATTATCAAATACAGGAACATCCTTACCTGTATCCTGTAGCCCTTCTTGTGGGTCGCCTTCAACATCAAACAGTTTCATTCTCGCTCTATCAATACCTAACATAAACCTTTTATTACGTGTAGGGTCTGAGTATCTGTTTTTCAACTGTTTAACCATGACCTGTCCAAGTTTTTCTAACTCCTCTGTACTTATAATGGCAAACATTAAGTCTGCTGTAGCAGGGAGACCAAACGATTCTGAGGTATCAGTCAGTTCAACATCACTGCTGTTGTAACCACCTCGTGTAGTTTGTGTTGCCGTGACCAAAGGAACATCATGTTCTACTGCTAAGCCTCGTAACTCCTCTGCAATGGACTTAATGATTGTATAAGAGTTTGCGGATGAACCAGCACGGAATCTACTGCTACCACAGATGTTAAGATAGTCAATAAATATAATATCAGGTGTAAAGTTTCTTTTGAGTTTAAGTTCATTTAGTAATGCTTTGAAGTGACCTGCGTGTGCTGATGCTGTAGGATATTCTTTTACAATGAGCCTACCCTGTATTTTGTTATTGATCTTTTCAATTCTATCTTCAAACATTTGTTTAGACAAATCTTTCAACTGCCCAATAGGCAAGTTCATAAGGTTAGCGTCTATACGTTCTGCAATACGTTCTTCAGACATCTCAAGTGTAATATACAGAACATTTTTGCCTTGTGAAATACAATTAGCTGCCATGTGACACATGAACAATGACTTACCGACCCCTGTGCCTGCGAGACAAACATTCAGTGTTTTGTTAGCAAGTCCACCTTCTGTAATCTCATTGAACATTGCCAAGTCAAACGGCATCTTTTCTTCCAGTCTATGATAAAACTCATAGCGCTGTTCTGCGTTTTCAATATAGTCATGTCCAATGTTATTATCAAAGCCTACCTGCAAAGCCTTTGACAGCATATCAGGCAGTGCATCAGGACCTCTCTCCTTATCCTTGCCATCAATAACTTGTATACTCTCCATGATAGCATTGTAGATTGCTTTGTCTTTACAATACTTTTCAGTTTCATCTAACAACCAATCATCAGCTACTTCAGTAGTATAATCTTCTTTAAGCCATTCCTCAATATAGGGAAGTTCGGCCTCAGTTATACTTCTATCATCGCTGACAGAAATAGCAAGTGCCTGTTTAGTAGGAGCTGTATTGTACTTTTCAGAATAGTCTTGTATTTTTCTTAAAAGAATCCTATGGCTACCAGCAAAGTATTCTGTTTTTAGAAAAGGAATGACCTTTCTAAAATAATTGTCATTAGTCAAAAGGGTGTGGAGAATTATATTTTCCAATTGGTGTTGCATTTCTTATCCTTTTACGAATCAAATCTACTGCATTTTCATGTAAATATTCTTTAATAGTAAAGTCAGCATTGTCAGGCTTTACGAACATTTTGTTTGTATCATTATAACGTGAAATATCTATAGTGTCAAGGAATAAAGTATAGTCTGCGTTGAATATCCTCCTTGTTTCAGGTAAAGGGCAAACAAAATCGGCTATTGCTGTTCTACCAAAGTGTGCTTCACAATAGGCAAGACCACGCATACGCATGGCCTGTCTTAAACGTGCATTGTAATCAAAATGCCAATCACCTACTGCCTCTCTTACAAAATCAGCATTGAGGTGTATCATATCGTTGTGACCTTCGCACAATCGCTCAGCCAACCAAGTCTTACCCGAACCGGGCAACCCACATATTAGGACTATCATTCGATCCACTCCCTGGCTTTCTCGCCGAAGATTTCTTCGACACAGCTTCCACACATGAAAAGTTCTTCCGTGGCTGTATGGAAACAGATACCTTCGTCACCCTGCCAAATAGTTATTTGACAGCGATCGCACACCCCTTCAGGCTTCTTGGACTTGCCCGTAGGCTTCTTCAATATCTTGTTCAGTAACTTCATCACGCATTATCCCGTCAACGCTTGAAATAGCGTATCGTTTGTTGATCCATGATAGGAAGGTTTCGTCTTGTAGAATAGGCAACCAAAAGTCTTTAGTGTAAGTATCCTTAATACGATACTTTTTATCTTCTACCTCGCCTGTAGATACATCTACTTTTGAATACCAACCATTGCTCGGTTTGACTACATGACCTGATGCCTGTGCCATGTCCAACAGGCCTGACCACTTGCTGATACCGCCTTCAAATGATACTTCAATAGGAATCTTAGACTTCTCACGTACAAAACGTGACTTCTCAACATTGATAATAAAGTTATAACCCATCAGTTCAGTACCTTGTTTGTCCTGCTGACGACCAATGATATAGATGTTATCTGCTGAGTAGTAAATACCTGTACCGCCTGAAAGAATGTCTTTAGGGAACAGTCCAATCTCTTTGTACGTGTGATTCACTGCAACCATCGGAATGTCTTTCAGTGTCAAATGAGGAGTAACCATACGGAACAAGGACTTCAACTGTTTCGCACGAGACATATCTGCAACTGACTTACCATCAAGTGCATCATCAACCTCTTTCTTAGACGCCAAGTTACCTACTGAATCAATGATAATCATAATATGATCACCACGTTCAATGCTGTTTAGCTGTGACATTGAATCATGCTTCAACTGTTCTACATCTGTGATAGGAGTATGAACAACTCTGTCTTTATCAATATTAAAGGTATCAAAGTAGGACTGAGGAGTACCAAACTCTGAATCATAGAACAGGATGACAGCATCATCATACTTGTCCAAATAGGCTTTTGCCAACATCAGCGAGAAGGCTGTCTTGAAGTGTTTAGAAGGACCTGCGAATACTGTCAGTCCAGGTGTTAGTCCACCATCAAGGCGGCCACTCAATGCTACGTTCAAAGCAGGCACTGAGGTTTGAATCAAGTCTTTCATTCCGAAAAACTTTGAATCGGTTAGAACAGATGTATCTTTGATAGTGCTGTTCTTTTTTAGTTTATCAATCAAACTCATATTTTTCTCCATTTTATATCACTATAATAGTGCATAATATATTCTCTTTCTTTTTTCCAAACTTCTAAATTCGGCACATCATCTGTGCGTATATGTTTATTATCACCAAAACCTGAATACAGTATTTCATTATACTCTCCTGATTTTGCTGCTAAATACAAAGCAAGTTGGCCTGATGCTAAAGGTATAGGTAATTCATTTAATTTTACATTAGTGACTTTATCACTTTCATCTAAATATGTAAAATAAACCCTATCATGTTCTGACCCTATAACTACCCCGTGCTCGGTGTATTCATTATCATCAACTACGGCCCCTGTAGAGGAGAAAGTTCCTAAAGATATATCATCCGATCCCAAAGGATCCCAGTCTAAATAATAAGCAGTGTTATCATTACAATAACCTGTGCGATAAATTAGATGTTGACAGGTTATGTCTGTAGATACTAAGAAATCTAATGGCATTTCTTTACAAGCCCAGTTTGTACCCCAAACGTCACAATCGTCAGGAATGTCTATGCCTCGACGGCTTTCACCATTGCCTAATACGATGGCTCTCTTATACCCCATTGTACTCTCCTTATCAAATTTTCATCCAAAGCTTTTTGTAATAGATTATCATCATTATAACACAATGCTGCCATGTGTGTCAAGTCCTTAGGTAAACATTTTCCGCCAAAGCCTGGTTTATCATCATGTCCAGGAACCTGCCAATGTGAGTATCCCAAAGCAGCTTCACCCTGAAACATAAATGCCAAAGTATTCCAGTCTATACCTTGGGCATCACAAATTTCTTTTAAACTATTTGCCAACGCCACTCTCATAGCAAGTATGGTATTCCTTGATAACTTATACATCATGGCCTCTTTAGGACGTAAATACCAACAACATTTATTTGGCAGTAGGTCCTGTAACTTATCTGTAAATTTATAGTCACTTGTTATAATAGGAATAACGGGATCGTCAACATCTTCTTTCCAATGTTTCTCTCTTAGGAACTCAGGCATCATAATAGCATTAGGAAATGAATCTACTTGATCGGGACCAATAGTGCTACGAATAACAATTTGTCCTCGCCAGTTCCATTGCTCATAGGCATCTGTTAAAATGGAAATATCAAGTTTACCATCTTCTCCTGTAGGTGTAGGAACACACAAGAAAATATAATCAAACATATCCTCGTCACAGAATCCTGTGCTACCTTTCACAGTGTCATGGATATGTATTTCAGCTTTTGTTTTTTTAAACAAATACTCTGTGGCTGTTCCTACAAAGCCATGTCCAACAATTAGTATCTTCATACAAACAAATCCTCAAGTGTAGACTGTTTCTCAGTATGCCAACCGAGTGTCTTTACAATTGTATCCAGAGGTTCCAAAAATGCCTTTTGGAACATCATCTCATAATCTATGTAACTATGTATACCAAACTCATTAGGTATCTTTGAATTAAAACCCAATATATTCTCTCGTATAGTATTAGGTTCTTTTAAAAAGATAAACTTAATCTTGTCACCTTCCTGTATCTTTTCATACTTATCACTTATATTAAATTCTTTCAGATAGTAATTGTACAACAACCCACCTCGGACATGAATAGGACATCCTTTTGAGTAGATACTACCAACATCTGTATATTTTGCCATGTTATTACAACCACGAGGAAATGCTATTTCCTCAGGAGTCATTGCCAAAAAGTCCTTTTTAGTTTTCTCCACATAATCATGCAATGCCTGTTCATCCTGTGTAAGACAAATACGTACAGCCTCTTTCAAGGAATCACGTACAGGAGCAGGAGTAGATGAGCGAACAATCTCAAGTCCCATAACCTTCAAGTCAGGAGTAGTATATCTCACACCCTCGTTGTCCAACACATTCATAGCGTATCGTTTCTTTGCTACCCACAAACAGTTATCAGCTATCGCCTCACGTTTAAAGAAGATCTTCTCCTCAAAGGCATTTGAGTATTCTGCGAGTTCGGTCATTGCCTTCGCAATACATGGTTCGATTTGTTCTTCGCCTACTTTGTCCAGAATGTCAATGAGCTTATCTTTAGGTTTGTCTGCAAAAAACTTGTCAACCAAGGGCTTCAACGTAATATAGCAGGAGTCAGTGTCAGTATAGAAACTATACATTTGGTCCTTAGTTTTTAACGTATCATTCAAAAACCTATTAAGGCCCATTGCTGCCTTTCGTATGATAAATTGCCCGGTTAGTGTGATTCCTTCTGCTATACGGTCATCATAGTATCTGAAGAATTCGTTAGCCATCGCACCATAGAGTGAGTTCAGTTGAATCTTACGTGCCATTTGAAAGTTGTTATACTTTGCTATGAGTTTCTTTGTTGCTGGGTCCTTAGTCACCTCATAGTCCTGCTTAGCCTCAATCATCAGTTTCTTGTAACGCTGTCGGTCATCAAAAAACTTCTGTACAATGTTAGGGAAGTGACCTTGCCTGCTACGTGTAAACGTCTGACCATTAGCAGCTATAGCATCATCGGTGTCAAACTTGTACTTCCTCTCCAACATACCATCAACGTCTACGTCTATCATACCACCCGGAACCAGTGTCTCAGGGCTCATGTTATATTGCATGATGATAGAAGGGTACAGTGAAGTAGCATCGAAGGACTCTACCCATTGATAAGCACCAGGAACCGGCTCTTGTACATAGGCACCTGCAATAGTTCTCGGTGCTCGTCCATTGCCTTGACCGATAATAATATTCTGCCTCAGCAAGTGATTGTACAACAAACAGTCCCATGTCTTTACAGGACTGAATACGTCCTCAAAGTTCATCTTGGCGTCATAGGTCATAGTCATACACAGTTCGATAAGTTTCATCTTATCCTCAAGTTGGTCAACCAACACTGTGTCTATGATGTTGTATTCTACAAACCTATTCCAATCCTTCTCGTAAAACTCCTTAAAAGTATCAAAAGGATTGTCTAACTTCTTATGACCGAGTTCAACCTCTGCTATGTAATCGAGTTTGTATGATTCACGGGTAACGTATGTAAACTTCTGATAGATGTCCAAGTAGTCTAACTGTGCAACACCTTGTATATCATAAGACAAATAAGTTCTGCCGCTGTAAGCCCTTTCTGTCTTACGTACCAGTTTAAAAGGACTCATTGCTCTCTTAGCATGGTCGCCATGCTCTTCGCCAAACACCCGTTCCATACGTACAATGAGATAAGGTACGTCAAACAGTTTTATGTTCCAGCCTGTCAATACATCAGGACAGTTAGGCACCCACCAGTCAATGAAACGTGCCAACATTGTTTTCTCGGAGCTGAAACCTTCGTAATCAATATCTAAGTGTTCAGTGGCTTCACCGGGAGTAAAGGAACCGAGACCAAATGTTTTAATCTTTTTAGTCACGTTGTCTTGTATGGTGATAAGCGTTATCTGCTCCCTCGGATCAAATACGTCAGGGAAACCTGTCTCTACTGTAGTCTCAATATCTATTGAGTACAATTTGATCTGAGAAATATCCCAGTCCATTTCTTCTTCAGGATATTTGTCAGCAATGAATTGATAACCCCAATGTGTCTGACCATATATGGGGAAGTTAGATACTTCCTTGTAGTTATCTACAAACTCAGCTGCGTCTTTGTTGGAATCAAAATTGACCGGAGAAACTTGTTCACCGAACATACTTTTAAAGGGGGATTCCTTTTTAGAAGGAACATAAAGAGTAGGGGAAAAAGGCATCTTACGAGATACCCGCTTCCCATTTTCGATACCACGGTAAAGTATTTTGTCACCGTAATGTTTGGCGTAAGTGTAAAAATTTGACATTAGATCTCCATTCAAGTGTAACCATTATATAATATAAGGAGGGTAATGTCAAGTAATAAGATGCCTCATTCCATCTGGAATCTGAACACGGCCTTCTTCAATAAGACGTCTTCGGTTAAGTCGGTGCTGTTCCTGTACATCTTCTTTACTGCCGCCTTCGTATTCAACGGCGTGGCCTTCTCTAATGAGAATTTGAGCAACTCCACACCAACGATCTTCTCTGTCGTAGTATACTTCAAAGTCTCCGAGGACTCGGCCAAATTTGCCTCTCATATCTTCACCGTCTTTTGCCACACGGGTTTTGAGTTTTGCAGTTTTGCCTAAAAGTTCTTTGAGTCTGTTCTTTGCGGCAAGTCCGAAAATCTTTTCTAACTTATCCGAGGTACGAGACTCGGGTGTATCAATACCCATGATTCTTACTCGTTCATCACAGAGCATGATACCAAACCCAAGATCAATGTCTACGTCTACTGTATCACCGTCTACAATTTTTAATATTTTTGAGTTGTATTCGTACATCACGCCTCCTGTAAGAGTTCGGGTTCTTTTGATACCTCTTTTGGTATATATTCATTTCTTCTACCATATTCTTTTAGCAGAGTTTCATCTGGGTCAAATACAGCAACTACACTATTTTGAAAAATAGGCACCGCACCTGATGCGTACGGTGCCCAGGGAGCTACTCCAAGTTTAAAAGAACCTTCTTTATTCGGATTAGGTCTTACAAAAATACAAATAGGATTGGATACATTATAACCGCTGTCAGTTACACTTACTTCTCCTACTACGTCTTCACCTGTTACTAACTTTAAAACTTGGATACTCATAATAACTCCTTATTTCACTTCAATTTGTCTTGGTTTCATTTCATCTGGAACAACACGCCTGAGTGTAATCTCAAGGATGCCATCGTAGTAAACACTATCTACAACCTCAACATCATTTGCAAGTGCGAATGAATGTGTGAAGTTACGAGCTCCAATGCCTTTGTGTAGGAATTTTCTCTTATCCTCACCTCGGTCTTGTACGCCCTGGACAATTAACTTGTTGCCCTCTGGAAGTAAATGAACATTAAATTCATCTTTAGCAAATCCTGCACAAGCAATTTCAATAGTGAAATGCTCATCGTCATCTGCTACAATATTATAGGGGGGATAGTTTGGACTATGAATCTCCGAAACATTATGAAGATTGTCAAACAAACGATCAAAACCTATAGTAAACGGTCTTACATTATCAAAAATTTCAGCCATGTTAGCTGTTGTATACTTACGTACCATAATTGTGCTCCTTTATTAAGCGAGTTTTAATGTTACACTACCCTATCGGCGTAGTGGTGCCTCCCGCTCGGTATCATATATAATGTACTTCACCTTACGGGGGCCTTTTATTTATACTTGTCAAACCATTTTATCATAAAAAAATATGGGAAGTCAATCATTCCTAATCGAGTTTTCATTGGATTTTTATGATGGTCATTGTGATACAGTTCCCCACCCCATAAGGCAGCGAGAAAATGATTTCTGTTTACGGATTTATAAACCCTACTATGACCTATCATGTTTATGCTTACTTGCCACACAAAAACTGTAGTAGTAAACAGGATCCAACTAAACAATCCGAAAATACTTATCCATACCATGGCGGTGAGTATAACTAATACCCAATAATATTTCATTTGCATCCTGTACAAAGGATCTCTCAGCATCCATTTTGATGCTGAACCTTTCGTTGGATTGTATGAAAATATCGCAAAGTTATTCCACGCACCGGCATAGTGTCCGTGTGGGTCACCTTCTTTGTCTGTGTACCTGTGATGATCTTTATGTAAAGCAACCCACGTAATACACAGTCCACTCATTGCTGCACAAGTCAGCAATACAAAAAACCATTCTAACCATCTTGGACAATCCCAAGACCTATGTGTACAGTATCTATGTAAGAATCCAGATACTAAAAACCCAGACACAATAAAGAAAATAGAAAACAAAACTATTGTTTTGTAAGGCCAATTATATAAAAAGAAACAAGATACAATTAAAAATAATAACTGTATCTTAGTTTGTAAATTAGCGCTTCTTCCCGATATTATATTTTGGGACAAGGTTCCACTCACTTTTTTCTTTGTATGATATAATTTTTATTTGACTCAAAGGACTATATGCATCTTCACCTAAAGTAGTAACGATCTTTAATAGTCCCCAATCCTGTAATAGCTTTGCAATTGTATTTCTTCTTTCTAAATCGTTATCCATAAAGTCAGCATCCTTACCGTCTAAAGCAAATAACTCCTTAAAATGAGTAATGAAGTATCTGCCTTGCTTGTGAAGAATGTGACAGGACTGATACAATGTATTGTCCTTTTTAGAGGCCACACCAATACGTGAAAGAGTTTCCTTGATTTTTAAAAAGTTTTCAGGATCTTCTAACAAAATTTCTAATGGTTGGTACCCGGGATAATCAATGCTAAAGAAATTATCTCGTTCAATCATTTCAAACACCTTTTGTTATTAATTATTATTCATAGCAACATAGGTATTTATAATTTGCCGCCTTTAGCGGTCGCTAACCAACCCTTGATCTCAGCAATTTCTTTATCAGAAAGAAGTGTCAGTGCTTCCTTAGCTTTGTTATAACTATAGCCAAAGTATTCTTTCACTGCCTCAAGATTGCTCTCCTCTGCTTTGATCCATTTGTTATATCTTTTTGACTTACGAATAACGTGGCGTAGAAAATCATACTGCATCCTGTAATCAATATGTGTTCTGCTGTTCATTTCGTTAGCTGCTATGACAGTATCAGCACCAAACCCCAGTCCTCTGTTTATAATAAAGGCAGGGTATTGTGACTCATTGTCCTCTGTCATTATGTCCTGTTTGCTGTATGTAATAGTGTTTAGATAGTCAAAGGGACTTAGCTTTTTAATCTTCTCAACATATTCTTTTTCGTCCACCTCTTCAACGGGAGGACCAAACTCTTTAAAATAACTCATGTGGAATACCTGCACCATCTAAAACTTTTGATACTTCAGTGTGGACATCATCAGCAACAATACATAATCCTAACAGCTCATTTAACACACCATTATTTTTTAACATTCTTGCTACACTATGATTTGAAGTAGGGAAGAATATTCTTTTTATGTTAGGTAAAGTAGGAAACTTTATCATGTGGGGTACATCAATTTCATCCGGTGTCCAAAGATGAATATATGTTGTCATCGGCCTGAACATACCTTCTAAGGTTTTCCAACCAGAAGCTAATACCCTATCTCGTAAAGGTTGAGTCCTTCGGTCAAACTGGTGAGTAACTTCATTAGGATCAACACTCCAGTGGGGTGTAAATGCTATCACTCGATGTACATCAGCATGGTAAGCAAACTTAATAGCGTTTGTTCCCCCCATACAGTTTCCTAAAGCTGCTACATTTTTTCCATCAAAGTAAGGGCTCAGAAAATTAGATACCCACTCCCAATCAATGTGGGCGCCCCAAGTTCTTTGTTTGTCAATAACCCAAAACCTATCTCCCATTCCTGCAGTAACTTTTACAAACTCAGGTCGGTCAAGAGCATTTCTGTTAAGATTATTGAAGCCAAATATGTCAAAGTCAATACCCGAAAACATAACAAGAGTATTGTTACCTTCACCTTTCTCATAAAAAATTCTGACTGTATCATCATCGTGGATTATGTTCATTTAAATTTCATACTCGCCATAAGTTCGGTTAGACAAGCAGTCAGATTGATTTCCTGATCTGCAACAAAAGCCGCCTTGTATTGATAGTCAGCAATGAGTACAACCATCTGAGGAACAGTAGTGACCTCAGGAATCAAACTGTCATAGATGTATCTGAAAATACCTTGAGGGTCTGACTCAACATTGTTAGCAACCCACTGACGCATCTTCTTCCAGTCCTTCTCCTTCATTGCTGAGATAAGTTCCTTTGTATTTATCTCACCTATATTGCTGAGGATACCTTCGTCAATGACACCGGAGCTACTGTAGCGTTGTAGTTCGTTTATCACTCGCCTGTAGTCAGGATAGTGTTTCATCAACAGTTCGGCCAGTACCTTGTCTACATATTCAACACCCTCTGCCTTGAGAATCTCTTGCATACGTTTCATAAACGCCGAGGCAAGTTTAGCCTTGTCTGCCTTTTGTGAACCAAAGTCAATCACCGTAGTCCTGCTGTGTAGAGGAGTAATGATTTTTTGTTTGTAGTTACAAGTGAATATGAAGCGACAATTATCAGAGAAGGTCTCAATGAAAGCCCTGAGAGCAGGTTGTACCGACTCCCTGTTTAGATAGTCAGCCTCATCTATGATTACAACCTTAGGCTTGCCGAGAAAGGACATACCGCTTGCAAACTGTTTTATCTTAGTTCGCAAGGTATCAATTTGACGACCCTCGTCCGAACCATTGATAACAATGTAATCGCTACCAAGTTCTTCACACAGGGCTCGTGCTACTGTAGTTTTACCTGTACCTGCTGTACCGCACAAAAGCAGGTTAGGAACTTCACCCTTGAGGAGAAATTCCTTGAACGTGCGTTTGATTGATTCGGGCAGGATACATTCTTCAATTGTCTTGGGCCTGTATTTTTCTACCCAGAGGAAATGTTCCATTCACAACTCCATAATATAATATAAATTTAACCGCCAAGTTTTTCTTTTACTGCTGTCTCGTCTGTGACATTCAATTCAATATGTTTGCCTTCTTCAGTCTGTTCTTCTTTGACCTGTACTTCTTCTTCTCTATTTGTCATTTTTTCTCCCATGGATATTTATCATAATACATATAGACATATTTGTCAAGATATCTATCATAATGTTTTTTAGGTAGATGATATAGTCTACCGGCTACTTGTTCCCAAACATGAGTCTCATTTTCAGGAAACCAATTTCCAGTCTTATTGCTTTTTTCCATAGTATTTATTATATCAAAGTCGCATATGATATTTATATCAGTGTCTTTTAAGAAAGGTATAAGTTTCAATAGTCCTAAAGGTCTATTTCTAATACACATTTCCCAAGCCTCACCTGCTATCAAAATATTTTTCGTATTGGGAAATTCTTTTAGTATTTTTTTTAAATCACCAATCGTATATCCAGGAAATACATTTTTTGTAGAGCGCCAAGATAATATATTCGGACAAGGAGCCCAATTAAAATCGGGGTCTATTTTGTATTCATTGCTTTGATTGAAAGTGTCTGTATATCTTTTTTTCCAATATTCGTCTTCACAAAACAATGGAGAATCATATATTGCAATTAGAGCAGCTACTACTTGAGGATGATTACAAAGATCTATAACTTTTTGACTTAAAATATTAGGAACTTTTTTTCCTTTTGATACATTGGAAAAAATATCAATGGCGATAACAATCGTATCGCCATCTTTATCAATTGTCGTCTGATTCCTCAAATGGATTGACCTCGTCCTTCAACACTTTACGGATCATACCCAATGCAGGACCCGTAGTTTTGAAAATGTATTCTGCATAGTCAGTGCCGTTAATTTCAAGTAACCAACCGTTTGCTACTTCACGCAGGGTGAAGGATAATTTGCTATCCATAATTAAAACTCCGAAGATTTGTCAAGGGCAATCCAATACTCAACATTGCCTGCCTTGAAGTGTACGAACCCACCTGTGGAAGGAATGTTTACATTGTAATCCTGTGGCATCAATTTAATATTTGATGTAGGAATATGTGCTACAAACTTCTTGTCAGTGTCAGCAATCTTTGCCTCAAACTTAGTAGCATTGCTCAACTCAGGGTCTGTGATACGAACCTTAGCCTGTGTACCGTCTGCTACAATGCTCACAAGGGGAGCTGCAATAGTAGCTGCTGTACGTAACCAAAACTGTAGGCTTTCATTAGTCAGTGAATGAGTAAAGAAACCTTCAGATGATGGCAGGTCTTTATCGGGGGGAGCTGTGACAAGCTCGGGCTTTGAGTAAAAGAAATTAATCTCACCAAAGTTCTCAACCGAAATTGTCATGTGGTCATCATTAAGACTGACCTCGGGCTCATCACCCAATGACAATACTGCGAGCAGTTCATTGAGGTCATAGATAGCAAACTCCTTGTCAAAGGACTCAGTGATAGTCGCTTTAGCAAAGGCACTCTTGCCTGAGTTAATTGTGCGAATCTCTTGGCCTGCTTTGACAAGGATGTTAGGATTAATTTGCGAGAAGTTCTTTAGAACATCTACAGTATTCTTGCTTAGTTTCATAATATAGTTCCTTCACTATGTTAATATAATATAATAATACAAACAGGACTGAATGTCAAGTGTTTTCAACTACTGCCACATCTACACTTATGCCGGCGTTGCTCGCCTTAGATGTAAATGAGTTTCTATTCCAAACAGGTAAGGCCTGATTGTAGAAAGCCTGCCATGCTGCGCTATTCTCAAAGGTGTAAGTTACAGAAGAGGTTACTCCATCACCGTGATCTGTAATTTCTTTTGTCCCACCATTCTCAGCTAAATACCCATCAACCAATCCTATATCAGAAGGATTATCTAAAGCTAAAGCAGCAGCAGCATCTTGATCTTCGGCCGCTTTAGTTAGTGTAAATCTTACTTTATATGCCATTTCTTATCTCCAAATAAGGGTGTATTGTTTCTTATTTATAATCCTTGTAACGCCTATCGTGCTCATATAATGCTAAAAATCCATAATGAATGATTTTCACAATGTCCTTTCGCCATTCAGCAGGTGTTTCACCTTTCTTACCGTAACGGCCATTGTACTTGTCAATGTTGCCATGGAAGAAACCTTCACCGTGACCTCGGTCAATAATGACTTCGGAGGACTGTAGTCCTCCTTGGCCATAGTGTGCATTGTATGTGGAGTCGATATACTTCTTAAACTCCTCAATCAATTCATCTTCACGGAACTTATAAACCTTAGCTTCACTCATTAGTAAGTTACCTCGTCTTCGATTGTACCTGTCTCTACCTCAGGAGCCTGAGGGTTTGAAGGGTCAACCTTAGTGTACAAGTCAATAAATGCCGCCTTAGTATCAGCGTCAAAACGGTTGGTACACAAGGTGATTGCCTTAATCTTGTCCTTGAACACACCATACGCATTGACAATGTGTTCAAGCCTACGGGTGCTGACCAGCTCGTCTATAGCACCCTCGAAAAAGGTCTTACGAATCACCTCGGACCAAGTAACCAGATGAACCGCAAAGTCCTCATCTGTATAACCAGCCTTGCCCATCTTGTTAAGGATGATGCGTTTCTCTACGGCTGCTGTAGGGTACTCCTGCTCAACGGTAATTGCAAAGCGCTCCAGGAACGCCTCGTCCAACAGCTGAGCGCTGATGAATTTACCATCGTCTGAGCCACGACCTTTTGTATTAGCCGTTGCGACAATAGTAAACCCGTTGGCAGGAGCGACGGTCTCGCCAGTCTTCTTATTGAAGTAGGGCTTGCCCTCAAGTATGGCCTGGAGACACATTAACTTGTTAGAGCCTCTATCTACCTCATCAAGGATCAGGACCGCGCCACGTTTCATGGCGGTGAGGACCGGTCCTTCTCTATAGACGACATTACCATCAACCAGAGTATTGCCACCGATTAGATCGTCCTCGTCGGTCTCAATACTAATATTCACACGGATAGCCTCACGCTTGAGCTGAGCGCAAACCTGCTCAACCATTGTAGTCTTACCGTTACCGGACAATCCGGAAATAAACAAGGGATAAAACATACCGCCCTGCAAAATAGTCTTAAGGTCCTTGTGAAAACCAAAGGGTACATAAGTATCATCTTTGGATGGGACCAAGTTTTGGATATCCATTGCTAATTTGGCCATTGATACGACCTTTGAT